AAGTGCAACAAGGGTGACTGGCTTGCCTACGCTCAAGGTGACGGTGGCAAGGTGGCTCTTACTGGATGTTGGCGGTTTGTTGGAGACGATATGTTTGTGGTGTGGCAGGACGGGGATGTGTACACCTACCCGTTCCTTGACGTAACCATTTCAACGGAAATGGAAGTATGGCTGAACCGCAAACGATGAACCCCAGAAACGACAAACCCCCAGTTACGGGGGTTGACGCGGCAGGGGGGCTGCCATACGCTTTAAGTGTTGCAGAGCGTAGCGGAAGGTTAAGGGGGGAGTCCTTGACCTGTCAACCGCTACGCATGGTTTTTCTAACTATGCGGAGACATTATGCTTTTCTATACACGCCATCTCGGTGACTACGCCCGAGATACCGGCCATCTCACGACGTACGAGCATGGGGTCTACACCCTCCTTCTAGATCGCTTTTACGCCACCGAAAAACCGTTTGGTGAGCGGGAAGCGATGCAGTTATGCCGCCCTACCAACGGACGGGAACGTGACAGAATCCGTCGCATCCTAAACGACTTTTTCATTCTTACTGCGTCCGGCTATGTGAACGCTCGGGCGATGAAGGAAATGGAAAAAGTGCAGGAAAAACAGGCAAAAGCGAAACAGAGCGCCCAGCAGCGTTGGATGCGAACGCATAGCGAACGCAATGCAGATGCAATGCTATCCAATAACCATAATCCAATAACCAATAACCAGAAGCCAAACGGCATCGCTAGGGTTAGCACCGCCGCTGTGTTGAGCGTGGTAGCGCGGAGGGGTGAGTGATGGGTGACGAGTACAGTTATCCCCCGAGCGCCGCGAAGTCCGGCCCGAAGGGACTGCCGGACGAGCGAGTGGCGCGAGCGGTAGAGCGTAGTGCCTCCGGTTGGGATGAAGCCGTGCGTAACAGCCCGCTGAACCGTCTGCGGTATTACGATGCGTTGCTGGCTCGCACCGCGTTTTCTGGGGACGCGGGCGAGCGGGAGAGAATTAAGATTCGCGTTGGCGAATTGATCCGCGAAATCGGAGCGTCTGACGTACTGACCGATCCCGGCGTTGTTGGGTTAGTCAGGGAGTTGTTTGGCGAAAAAGGCGTATTGAGGTTGAGAGAACGTGCGAATTCCCCCGTTAAACAAGTGCAAGGGTAACCAAATATGGTGGCAAATATGGTTGGGCAGAGCGATCAACGAAGCAAGGAACGAGGCGGCGTTCGTCGTTACCTTGATACCGTCACGCCGGAGGAATACACGCCGCAAACGGGTGAAGTTGACCTTACAGAGTTATCGCTTACCGGCCTTGCCGACTTGTACGGCAGCGACAAAGGCAACATTAAGCACCTATATACGCCGGTTTACGAAAAGCTGATTGCCGACCTGACGCCAAACCGCAAGACCGCTCGGTTGCGGGTGGGCGAGATTGGTGTGGCGTGTGGTGCCTCGTTGCGTATGTGGGCGAATTACCTACCGCAAAGCCAAATTGAAGGTTTTGACATACGACCTGATTGCGCCAACCTGTGTAAAGACCTGCCAAACGTCACGATTACGATTGCTGACGCTCGCACGTTAGATCGGCGTAATTACGATTTGTTTGTAGACGACGGTAGCCACATTGCCGAGGACATTGTGGACACGCTGGTGCATTGCCAGAACTGGGTGCGCTCGGGCGGTTACTACGTCATTGAAGACTTGGCCTGCACTTATGACGAGGGTTACGCGGCTCGGTTCCGAAGGAACTTCAACAGCACCCTGCCAAACGACCGTAGGCTGATAACGGGCTTGTTTGACGAAATCACGCGGGTGATTGACAGCAAAAATGGGATTTTTTGCGAAATGAATTACTACCCACAGATGTTGGTGCTGAAAGTCCGATGAGACACGCCGCCCGCCGTGACGGGAATGACGCCATTATCACCGAGGCGCTACGCAAGGCCGGGTTTACGGTCACCGACTTTGGCAAGGCAGGGCAGGGCATCCCCGACAAGCTCGTTACCCGCCCACTCCCTGACGGGACGCCGTGGGTGTGCTGGGTGGAAATCAAGATGCCCAAGGGAAAGCTGCGGGAAGCGCAGGAGGCGTTCCGACAGACGTTTGAGGCTCGGGGCGAGTATTACGTTGCCCGTGACCCCGAACAAGCCGTAAAAGACCTATACGAGCGTTATACCGAGGCTATTAAGCCGGAGCATTCAAGATGAGGTGTTTGCGTTGACCTTTGTAGTGGGTAATCAGGGGACGACCACCAAATTCGGGCAGCCCCGCCCAGATCGCCTCGGGAAGCTCCACGACCGGATGACGTTTGGCGTATTCGCGCAGCACTTCCTGATCGCCGTACCAGCGCCAGAATTTATCAGGCAGGGCGTAGTACATTTCGGTCAGGTCAGCCCAAACCGATGCGTCACGGGTGATCGTGCAGCACCCGACCCATGGGTACAGCTCATCCAGCGTCTTGCCTGCGTACTCCGAAAAGTCCAAGCCACGCTGTTTGATGTTAAAGATGGCATCCCGGTTGTATGACCGCCGACACATCGCCACAGACCCCTCGCCTAACGCTCCCACAACGTCTATGGGGGCGTTTACGATCATGTCGGTGTCAAGGTATAGGGCAGGGCTATCTAACCCCAAATCTGCCCACGCCCCTGTGCGACCAAGCATGAGGTACTGGCGGTCAATTTCGGTGATATGTGACCAAGTGACACCGGGGACGGTAGGCGTCATCCCATCTGTGACTTGGATCACCTCCGCGCCCGGGTTATGAGCGTGGATGGACGCAACCATTTTGGTCGGCAGGGCGATGTCGTCGCCTACGTGAAAAAATACGAAGCGCATGAGAGGAATATATGCTGAACTTAAACAGAAAACGACTGTCTAGGGCTATCTGGGATACGCTTTTTGACGGATTGGAAGATTTACCGTGGCAACGCCTTGATGACCTTGAGGCGTTAGACCCGGCAAAGCAGACGGGTTCCACCAACAACGCCAGCCTAATTGCCCTTTGGGCGGTTAAACGCTACTTCAAGCCGAAGCGCGTGGTGGAAATTGGCACTTATATCGGCAAGTCCACGTTTGTGCTGGCTCGGGGCGATACCGAGGTGCATACGTGCGATATGACACACAACTTCAAGCTGCCGATTTACGCGAACGTCACGCAATACCACAGCAGCAGCACAGAAATGCTCGCTAAACTTGACGGGCAAATTGACCACATACACGTAGACGGGCGGCTACAGCCAGATGATCGGGCGCACCTAGAACGGCTGTTCCACCCCGATACCATCATCACGCTAGACGACTTTGAAGGCATAGAAAAAGGCGTGTGGAACGCCATGCAGATAAACCTGTCAAATCGCATCCTCGTATACCCGCCAGAACGACAGTTGACAGAGCGTTTTGCGATGGGAGATGCTACGACTGCAATCATCCTGCCCAACTTGAGGCTAACGCCGCAATGAGCCATAAAGATGCCGCCGAGTTCGTAGGTGTACTGCTCCATAGCAGCACGGCAGCGCACTATTTGCACCTCAACACCGCGAGCTACGCCGCTCATAAGGCGCTTGGCCATTACTATGAAAATATTATCGCGTTGGCCGACAAATACGCCGAAAGTTACCAAGGTCATTTCGGAATTATCCCGCTAGATGACTACCCGGACGGGTTTAAGGTACAGAAAGACGCCGCTGCCTACGCCGACAGCCTGCTGACGTTCGTAAAGGGCATTCGCACCGATTTGCCGAAAGACACCGACTTGCAGAACATCGTGGATGAGATCGTGGGTGAGATTGCCGCCCTGTCGTACAAGCTGGAGCGTTTCAAATAGTGCAAATTGAACAAATCGGGATCGCCACCCTGATCCCGTTTGCGAAAAATAGCCGCACACATAGCGACGCACAGGTAGCCCAGATCGCGGCCAGCATCCGCGAGTTTGGCTTCACCAACCCCGTATTGATAGACGAGGCCAACGGCATTATTGCCGGTCACGGGCGCGTTATGGCTGCTCGTAAGCTAAAACTGACCGAGGTGCCGTGCATACGCCTTGCCCACCTGTCAGACGCCCAAAAGCGGGCTTATGTTATTGCCGACAACAAACTTGCCCTTAACGCTGGGTGGGATGAGGCCATGCTCAAACTGGAGTTGGCTGACCTCAAGGCGCTGGACTTTGACCTAAACCTTACCGGCTTCAACACGGACGAAATAGACGCCCTATTGGCCGAAAAGGGAACGGAGGGGCTAACTGACCCCGACGATACGCCCGAGCCGCCCGTAGAGCCTGTCACGCGCCTTGGCGACGTATGGGTATGCGGCCAACACCGGGTAATGTGTGGCGATAGCACCAGCGAAACTGCAATGGCAACGCTGATGGCTGGTCTGCAAGCCGATCTGTTGTTTACTGATCCGCCTTACGGCATGGCGTATGAGGGTGGGCGGGGCAAAAAGCAGTTTGGCATGATTAAAAATGACGATGCCCAAGGCGATGATTTAATCCAATTAGTGCGTGATGCGCTTACAACGGCAAAATCGGCAAGTAAGGCGGGAGCCGCTAGTTATGTGTGCTTCCCGTGGCGAACGTATGCACAATTTGAGCAAGCAATGACAGGCGCAGGGCTGCTAGTAACTAGTTGCATTGTCTGGGATAAAAAATCAGTTGGATTAGGGCATCAAGAATACCGCCCACAACATGAGTTTATTTTTTATAGCAAAGGTGGCGCGTGGTATGGCGACCGCAGCCAATCTGACGTTTGGCAAATAAACCGTGATAAAACAACAGGTTATGTTCACCCAACGCAAAAGCCTGCTGCTCTTGTAGAAAAAGCATTGGCTAACAGCACTAAAGCAGGGGATGCCGTCATTGATTGCTTTGGGGGCAGCGGTACAACGTTAATTGCTGCGGAAAAGAACGGACGCATCGCCCGCATTATGGAACTAGACCCGAAGTACGTGGACGTTATCGTTAAACGCTGGGAGGACTTCACCGGCCAGAAAGCCGTGCTGGAATCTACCGGCGAACCGTTTAAGGCCGCGGCATGAAACGCAAGGAGACGCGCATTAGCGAACGCACCGGCCAACCCAAGCAAGGCCACCAAGGAGAAGGCGGCGGTCGCCCCCCGTTTGAGATTGATTATGAAGCTGTTAAGAAGCTGGCAGGCATCCAATGTACGCAGACCGAAATCGCCGCTTGGCTTGGTTGTCACGTCAATACGCTGCTAACCAACGAGAAGTTTATGGAGATTTATAAAAGCGGCATGGAAGGCGGCAAAATGTCGCTGCGCCGCCACCAATGGCGGGCGTTAGAGGAAGGCAACACCACGATGCTAGTGTGGCTTGGTAAGCAGTACCTCGGGCAACGGGAAAAGAACGAGCTGACGGGCGCTGATGGCAAGGATTTGGTCATCACATGGCTGCCGCCCCAGTAGTCATACCCTACGCGCCACGTAGGATGTTCATGCCGTTCCATGAGCGCACCCAACGGTGGGCGTGTCTTATTGCTCACCGACGAGCTGGGAAAACTGTTGCAGCAGTAAACGACATTATCCGGTCGGCTATGTTTGCCCGAAGCTCAAACCCGTTGTACGGCTACTGCGCCCCGTACCGCTCGCAAGCCAAGTCGGTCGCATGGGACTACTTTAAGTTTTACGCCGCCCCCGTCACCCGTGACGTAAACGAATCCGAATTAACGGTGGAATTAGTGAACGGCGCGAAGATCAGGCTGTTTGGCGCTGACAATGCTGACGCGATGCGCGGGCTTGGTTTTGATGGCATTTACATGGACGAATACGGTGACTTTAAGCCGAGCGTATTCGGGAACGTCATACGCCCTGCCCTGTCAGACAAGCAGGGGTGGGCGGTGTTTGGCGGTACACCGAAAGGCAAAAACCAGTTTTGGGAGATTTACGAAACCGCCACTCGTATCCCTAGCGAGTGGTTCCTGTTGCGCCTGCCCGCCACATCCAGCGGGATTCTCCCGGCGACCGAGCTAGCCGCCGCCAGAGCGCAGTTGGCCGAGGATCAGTACCTACAGGAGTACGAGTGCAGCTTTGAGGCTGCGATCCTCGGTGCTTTTTTCGGCAAGGAAATGCGAGAGGCAGAGCAGCAAGGCCGCATCTGCCAAGTGCCATACGACCCGAATTACCCTGTGTACACCGCGTGGGACTTGGGTTACCGCGACGACACCGCCATTTGGTTCTATCAGATCGGGCGCGGGGAAATACGCGTCATAGACTTCCATGCCGTCTCGGGCGCTGACATCTACGACATTGCCGAAACGGTGACGCAGAAGCCTTACCGCTACGCTCGTCACTACTTGCCGCATGACGCCAGAGCCAAGAGCTTGCAGACGGGCAAGAGCATTATTGAGCAGCTGGCGACGCACCTTGATGTCGCCAAACTCGCTGTCGTTCCCGACATTGGCGTACAGAGCGGCATACAGGCTGTGCGTATGATTCTGCCGCGTGTGTGGTTTGACGCAGAGAAGTGCCGCGAGGGCATTGAGGCATTGCGTCAGTATCAGCGCGAGTACGACGAAGATAAGAAAGCCTATCGTCAGTCACCGCGCCACGATTGGACATCGCACCCTAGTGACGCTTTCCGAATGCTTGCGGTATCATACGCAGAACAGGCTGACAAGACCCCGACCCTTGAGCCTAAACCGCTGATCGTCGGGCCAGAGAACACCGTAACTCTTAACGATATGTGGGCGGTTCACGACCGCCAAGGCTCTCGGAGGGCAAGGATATGACCGCGATTAGTCCGACTCGGAACAATTACGTTGCCATCGCCGCGACGAGCAGCAGCACGTTTGGCACCGTTGGCGCGTACCTGCACAGCGTCGTCGTCAACGTGCAGACCAATACAGAAGCCACCTGCATTGTTAGCGATAACGGCGTCACCCTCGTCAGCATCCCGGCCACGCAGGCCGCTGGCGTGTACGTGATCCCGTTGGAAGTTGGCACCAAGGGCCGCATTACCGCGACCTGCTCGGGCAACAGCAACTGCCGCGTCGTCGGCTTGTTCAGCGATTACGTATGAACCGCAAGCCCGGCCTGTACGCCAACATTCTCGCCAAGCAGGAGCGCATCAAGGCTGGCTCTGGTGAGCGTATGCGTAAGCCCGGTTCCCCCGGTGCGCCGACTGCCAAGGCGTTCCGCGAGTCAGCCAAGACGGTCAAGAAGGAAAACAAGTGAGCGCAGCGTGGCAGCGTAAGGCAGGCAAAAACCCGAAAGGTGGTCTAAATGCCGCTGGTCGTGCCTCTTACAAAGCCGAGACGGGTGGCACGTTGAAGCCCCCGGTAAAAGCTGGCGACAACCCCCGCCGCGCCTCGTTCCTCGCCCGCATGGGCAATATGCCGGGGCCGATGGAAAAGAACGGCGAGCCTACGCGCTTGGCTCTTGCCCTCAAGGCATGGGGCGCAGGCAGCAAGGCAGAGGCCAAGGCGAAAGCCAAGGCAATCAGCAGTCGTAACGAGAGGAAAGCCTGATGGACGTATTGGTACAGCCGGAACTGAACAAGTATCTGCGTATCATTGGGCAGTACGAGAACGAGTTTGCCAAATGGCAGGCGCGTACCAAAAAGATCATCAAGCGTTACCGCGACGACACCCGTGGGCAGACGCTGACCGAATCCGCGAAGTTCAACATCCTCTGGTCAAACGTCCAGACGCTACGCCCTGCCGTCTACGCCAAGCTCCCAAAAGCCGACATCAGCCGCCGCTTTGGTGACAACGACCCCGTGGGGCGTGTTGCAGGGCAGCTGTTAGAACGCGCCATTGATTTTGAGATTGAGCATTACCCCGATTACCGCTCAACCATGTCCTACTGCGTGGACGACCGTTTCTTGGGTGGACGCGGCACGGCATGGGTACGTTACGAACCGCACACCGCCCCTATCGGCATTGAGGATGACGGCGTATCGGTTACCTCTAGCATTGAGCAGGGCGAAGGCGCGCCGCCGTCGTTAGAGCAAATTGAGTACGAATGCGCCCCGGTGGATTACGTCCATTGGCGTGATTTCGGCCATAGCACCGCCCGCACATGGGAAGAAGTCGGGCAGGTATGGCGCTGGGTTTACATGACCCGCGAGGCGCTCGTAGAGCGGTTTGGCGAGGAAATGGCGGCCAAGATACCGCTAGACCAAGGCCCGGAGCCGCTGAACGCCTACAACGAAAACAAGCGCCTTTATAATCGCGCAAAGATTTGTGAACTTTGGGACAAGGAAAGCCAGAAGGTTTACTGGTTCTCCAAAGGTATGCCGCAGATCATTGATGTGCGTGACGACCCGCTCGGCCTTGAAGGGTTCTTCCCCTGCCCGCGCCCGCTGTACGCCACGACGACCAGCGACACGCTTGTACCCGTTCCTGACTTTGTGCTGTATCAAGATCAGGCGATGGAGTTGGACATCCTTTCCGACCGCATTGACGGCTTGGTGAAATCGCTGCGTGTGCGTGGCGTATATGACGCCAGCCAGCCTGCCCTGCAACGCTTGATGACGGAGGGCGACAACAATGCGCTTATTCCAGTTGATAAGTGGATGGCTTTCAGCGAGAAGGGCGGCCTTAAAGGCAGCATTGACCTTCTCCCGCTGGACACGCTCGCC